ATAAACTACTCCGTAATATTTAGTTTCATCTTCATGTTCTACAATTAATGATTTAAGATCATCAATTCTTTTTTGAGATTGTTCAAATCCTTTACCTTGACGATTAGATCTAGCATTAAATCGTTGTTTAACAAATCTTAATTGAGCTAAGTTTAACTCATGATCTATTTCTTCTGGTAATAAGTTGTCAACCTGGAAGGATGCAAGTTTTTGCACCCCCAGGTTAACAGCTATATGCATTTCATTTACAGTCATTATTTAACTTCTTTTAGTTGTGCACGCATTGCGTTTACAGCTCCAGAGTTTTTCTTATTTTTAAAGTAAATGATTGTGTCAGTCATGTTTTCTCCTAATGTAGCATCTTGGTAAATAATTTGATTACCAATACGACGAAGAACTCCATACTCAATCATTTGCTCAATTTCAGAACGTAACTCTAAACTTTCATCTAAACAATACTTCAAGAAGCGTTCTGGATTAGAATCTTTAACATCATAAAGTTGATTTTCAACTTCCATGTCAGTTAAATTATCAGGATTTCCTTTAGATAATACACGCAATAATGTACGCATTTTATCATACTCTCCTGTCAATTTAATAAACTCTTTATCCGCATCTTTCTTAAGTTGAATTTTGTTATTTTTCTTAAGTAAGTCTTTTTGAGGATCGTAGATATAAAACCGTTTGTCGGGAGTTGTTTTCATTTCATCCTCTGACATTGCAACATGACGATGTTTAAGTGCCCATTTATACTTGATATAATCAATTGCATTAACGGGAGTTCCATCTTCAGTAGTTTCAATGTTTAATTCAACACCTTCAAATGGAACTGTAATACTTAAACTAGACCAGAAGTCTTTTGTTTTAGCAGGCCAGTCATTGTGTGTCGGAGGAACATCAATCAACTCTTTTAATAATTTTTCTTCTTCTTTACCTTCTACTCCTTTGAGTGGAAGTCTGTTTACAAATAAGGAACCGATTTTAACTTTAGCTCCTGCTCTGATTTCTTTTGGAAGGTGATTAAGTACTTCCTTTCTTCTAATAATAATTGTTCTCATAATTCTTGTTCTTTTTATTTTAATTATTGCCTTAGATAAAGAATAACTAAGGACTGTTTTTATATTTTAAAGAAAAAGGGAGAGGAGTTTCCTCCCCCTCTTTTCTACCTTAAACCTAACACAACTTACAGAGCAGTACACTGAAGATCCAAGCTAGTGTCGAAACGACGAAGCAAGATACCAGCAGTCTTCAACATATGCACAGAAGCACCATCAATATCACTAGCACGAGTATCAGTTTCAGTAAATCCTTTTGGAACTACAGAACCTGCTACGCACCAACGCAATAATTCACGACCTTTTTTGTTTACCATTTGCAAGTTGTTTTCACCATCATAAGTAGATTGGTCAACAAACACCATGCGATAAGATTCCAAAGGCAAACCAGAAACTGGATGCTTTTTAGAAGCTTGAGCAACAGGACCGTGATCAAACAAAGGAGATTTAACTACGTTAACTCTATGACCATCAACATGCTCATAACTAGTGAAGTAACCAGTAATACCCAAGTTACGACCAGAACCAGTAATGAAGGTTGGTTGAGTGGTTTGCAAATAAGAGTTAGAAGAGTAGTAAGTTTTCAAAGCGCGGTCAAATTCACGAGCACCACCGATACCAGTATACAAAGTAACTTGCTTATCAGTAGCATCAGTCATACCATAGAACAAATCACCAATAACTTCTTCAATTTTAGCTTGAGTCAAATTAGAGTAAGTGTCTTTGTTAATGATTTGCTCAAGAAGACCAGGACCAGAAACTACAGGTTGACCATTCTCATCAAGCATAGTGCTAACACCATTTGCATCGTGAGTTTTTTGACCATACCAGTAGTACATTTCACACTCTTCTTTAAACTTCAACATGTGGCGATACTCTTCATAATCCATCCACAATTTAGTTTTGCTTCCTTCTTTCAAAGGCAATTCGAATTGAGCAACATAATCTTTAGCATTTCCAGAGAAATGGTAAGATTTACGTACAGTACCAATTTTAGAACGAACTAATCCAGGAGCAGTCCAGTTAGATGCATTACCACGAGAGAAGTCAATTCCTACGTTAGCATACATCATTCCCCACAAAGCACCTGCAGCTCTATCAGTAGCATCAACTGAACTTTGATCAGGAGAAACTAATTTTAAAGTATATTTCCAACCTGCACCATCAGCAACTGGCTCACTCATAATACGAGCAAGAACTCCAGATTGAGATACCAAAGTGTAAGGGAAAATAAACCATTTGTCAGGAAAAGTAATAGTGAACATAGATCCACCAGCACCATCTCCACTATTAGAAATAACAGGACGAACATTAATTTCGTGAGTTTTTACACGATATTCATATTCGTAGCGATCAATTGAACGAGTGTTTCCAACACCTTCAGTCAAGAAAGACAATGGAAATTTCTTTTCCTCACGACCAGCCAAGTGAGTAATAATAGGAGAGATCTCCTCTGGACGTTCCATAAGTGCGTTAACCAACGAGTTAGTGTCGGTCATTTGGGCATCGTTATAGTACGTTTTTAGAACTTGCATTAGAGCCATAATTTATATTTTTTAAAGTTAATTGTTGTTATTGTTTGATTACCCAAACAATGCTTTTAGATCCAGATTATCTGCATCAAATTTCTTTCCTTTTTTATCGTTAGTTTGCATTGACTTTACACGCTCTTCGTTTTGTCTAACTTTATCTCTTAAACTAGTAGCGCTAGCAGTCTTTGCTTTTACATCTATAATATCTTTTAAGTTAAATCCTTTGTACATTAAATAATCTAATGCCAATTTAGCTTCTATGTTAGCTTTAGAATAATCAACATCTCTACGAGTTTGACCATTCTCATTAATTGGTTCAGAAATGTAATCAAAGAATTTAGCTTTCTCACGATCTGGAATACGGATACCTGCAAACTCTTTTCCTTCTTGAATAGTATTTGCTACCCCTTCCCAAAATCTTTCATTTTCTTCAGCTGCACGTTGTTGTGCTTCTTGCTGTTGCTTTACCATGTTGTCACGTTCTTGCTTTTGAATATTAGAAAGATTACGTTGAGCAACTTTAGCACGATCATACAATTTACCAGAATCTTCGTAATCATTAATCATGTCTTTGATAAATTCATCATCATGACCTTTAGATCTTAAAAATTCTGTAATCATGTACTTTTGAGTACGACTATCGTCTTGCTCAATTTCCATGTTTTCAAAACTTTTATTTGGATTATAAGCATCAAAGAACTTTTCAGGATCTCCTCCAGCCATTACAAAATCCAAATGTTTTTGTACTAAAGGAAATTGCTTAAATAAGCCTTCAAGTTGATCTTCAGCTATTTCTTGAGCAATATCTTTAGTAAATTCTGCTAAACCTTCTTCGGTTTCTGCATACTCTTTTTCCAATTCGTAACCAAGAGATTTAGCAATAGAAGAAATAATACTGTCATCATCATTCCTGCTATTATCCCCGTTATCGTCAGAATCGTCATCATCATCAGAATTATCATCAGAATCATCGTCATTATTTTTATCATCGACGTCTTCATCTTCTTCATCATCTAATGGATCATTAATAGGTTTTTTATCATCTTTATCTAGATCTTTGTTTTTATCAATGTCTAGATCTGAACCGCCTTTTGCACCTTCGTCTGTGCCAGTTGGTTCGATTCCATCCCCTAGAACATCGTCTAAAGAAATGTCTTCAAATTTTAGTGTTGGTTTACTCATATCACAAAGATATATTAAGGGTTTTAATTAAAAACTGTTTAATTATTTTTTATAATTTGCTTTATTATATAGCACTTTCAATTTTGAACTATTACAAGTATAGCATTTTTTACCTCCAGTCTTTCTAATCTGAATAGGAACTTCAGTATTAGACATTACTAAAGGTTGAGCTTCAGATTGTCTAGGTTGCGGAACTTTATAATTAGGAACTACAGCAGGAGGAGTTGGCATCTCAACTGGCATTTGTTGTTGAGGTTGTTGCTGTACTTGTTGTTGTTGAACAAATTGATCTAGAACTTGTGGATTTTGGAATACATCTAATATGCTTCCAGTATATCCTACTTGTTTTGCTTGTTCAAGTAATTGCCTTCTAGTTGCATTATCCATTTACTTTTATTTCAAAAAAGTCAACTTATATTTTGCCTTATTAATATCTGCTTTAATCTCATCTAGTAAGTTATTGAATTCAGAGAACTTACTTTCTTTCTGAAGATCATCTACTTTATTCTTTAAAGTATCTAATGCAGTTAAACAGTTGGTTACGTCTTTAAATTTTGGGGATACATTAAAATCCATAAATGTAAGTAATGTTTCTGCAATACCTTGGTAGTTTTCTACAACTGCATCTGCTTTATCTCTAAGATTATCATATAAATCTCCAAGAGTTTGATGTGCAGCATAAGAACCTTGACCAGTCATTCCCCAATGAAGAAGATGAACTTTATTAGCAACTTCTAACATACTTAAAGCTAACTCAGCTACTAAAGTATCTAATCTTCCAGAACCTCTATATCCTGCTTCTAAATCTTTAATTACTTCTGTTCCGTTTTTCTCCAAACTATCTAGAGGAGTAAGATATTTAGACATTAAATCTTTAGCCATTATTCTCCAGTATTATTTTCTATTAATTTATTATTTATCTCTTGCTCTTTAAGTTCAAGTTGTTTTTGCTTAATTTCAAAATCTCTCATCATTTTTTCTAAACTAGCTGAATTCTTTTTGTCATCATTTTCAGCATTGATAAGAGCAAGTTCAATTTGCAACTGACGATCTTTTTCTTTATCAACTTGTTGCAATTGAAGTTGTTGTTGTTGAATCTGCATCTGTTGTTGCTGCTGCTGTTGCTGAGCTTCCTGTTGAGCTTTATTAAGTTCTTCTTGAGCTTTTTCAGCTTGTCTAATTTTATCTTTAATTTGTGGGAAGCTGTCGCTTTCAAATATTGAGATAGCTGCTGACATTGGAAGACCATTCTGAACTGCAGCTTGAGCAAACCCTCTAATTGCTTGCAATTTCTCTACATCTTTACCTGCATCAGATACAAAGATTCCGTATTCAGTTTCTAAATGTCCTAACCCATCAACTTCTAATTCTGCTAAAGTATTGTCTGGCATTACAAACATTCCTTTCTTCCCATTAATCCAAGCTACTTTAGAATAGTCAATTAAACCTTGCAATTCACGTTGCTCAAAGTTTGAGAACTTTCTAAATAAATCTTCAGTGATATGTGAAGATTGTACAATGGCTTGTTGAGATGTTCCCTTTCCTTCATAGGTTCCCATAGAACCTTGACGTTGTCTATTAACACCACTTAACTTCTCCCATTCAACCATGATTGATTCTAAGAGGGTAAGGTATTGGGTGATTGTCTTAATTGACATATCCAACACAGATTGGTGTTGCGGAGAAAGTTGTATTCCCTCTTTATTATAATCTACCCAAGCAATACCTGTACCCTCTACAAAGTACATAAACTTATCCATATCCCAATTCTTAGGGATCATGTTAATGTCGAATTGAGCAATAATGTCTTTTGACCTGGCTATTGCTAATTCCATTCTGTATTTGTAAATATTGTAGTTGAGTTGGTAAGGTATTCCAAGGCTAACTAAAGAGATAGGTTGCGAGTTAATATCAGAGTATTTTCTTCCATTAATTGGCAACTTACAAATAGAAGGGTTATCCATGCTAGTTCTTTGAATAGCTAATGGATTCATCTTAATGTAAAATCTTCTATCAATTCTAATTCCTTCCCATACTTCGTTAACCCATTCCCATTCAAGAGTTGCATTGGTTTGCTCTTTCATCTCTTTGGTAAGTTTAAAAGTTTCATCAACTTCTTTAACTTCTTGAGTTCCTGTATTGGGATCTATGTAATTTAAGAAACCAATTCTTTTTCTTGATTTCCAATAAACTGTAACAATTTCAATTAATCTGTTACGGTAAATATTATCATCAGCACCGCTTGCTTCAGCTCTATACAAAAGATAAGCTTCTGCAGATGTATGCGTAGGTGATTCTAATTCTAGTATTTGTTCATCAGATAAAAACTCTCCATAAGCATCAATAATAGTTGAGGCATGTGAGAACTTTCTAATAATTGCCCAATCCCCATCTTCTACAAAGTCGATGTCTGGGTCTTTATCAAAGTCAACATCTAATGGATTAATAACTTCATAAAATGGTTCATTACGTCTAACTCCTTTGTGTGAGTAACATTCTCCTGCAACTAAAAAGTGAAACCATTGTTTTTGAAATTTATCATAAATCTCTTGTTGACTCATAATATAATTCAAAGAATACTGTCCTCTAATTGCTCTTGAATCTACATAAGAACGATTGAATTCTTCTTGAATTTGTTTAGGGAGTGGAACCTCCTGTGGTTCTCCTTCTACTTGTCCTAATTTAATTAATTCATTTAAAAATTGAGTACGGATGTTATTAAGAAGTAAGTTTTGTAACTGTTCTTCTTTTTGACTTATAGCATCAGCATTTTGTATAGTAACTGAATACTCTAAAGGACGCTTAGATTTCTCTCCAAGAAGTAAATCAATAATGGGTTTAATGATTGGATAATTTCGTAACTTAGTTGGGAAATTCTTTCTAGTTTTTCCGTAAGGTTTAAGTACATAATTATAATCTTCTTCATCTATTACACCATTATAGTAGTCATACAAAGATCTTAAGTACGCACGACGCTCACTAATTCCAAACTTTGACAAGTTAATAAATGCGTCAACACAATCTTTTTTCCATTTTTCATCTTTTTGAGATAATGGAATTCTTTGTTTAGGTATATGAGCTTGTCCGTACATTAATTACAAAATTAAATTAAATTCTTAGTAAAGATACAAAATTAAATAATTATTTGGTTATTTGTATATTTTATCAAACCAATCATTTGCAGAGTTATCGTTAATTTGAATGTAAACTTCTTTGTTATATAATTCTCGCATATGATACATTGCTATCATTAACGCCATTGCACGGTCAAAGTTGCCTTTACGATTAAACTTAATTAACTCTTGCAATAAAGCTGGGTCATAAATCTTATGTAAGTTAAGGGTAAAGTTTCCTTCTTCGTCAGCACCTCTACTATCAATAAGCCAGTCTCTAATGTAAAGTTCTCCTTGATTCTTACGTTGCTCAGTCATGTGCATTCCATATTGCCTCTTAACATTCTTGCTTCGTAAATCTCGTTTATCTAACATTTCAAACTCTTCTTGAAGTAAATGCAATTTTCTAAATCGTTTAGCATATGGTATAACTTCTCCTCGGTCATTCTCAAATCCTATTTTAGCGTTATAATATTCTGCTAGCATAAACAGATTTCTATTGTACTCATCTTGAGTTTGTGGACGGCCTACATAAGACGCTACAATTAAGTCATCTGGTTTAGACATGTTATTTGGAACTTTAATAACATAGGCTGCTCCCAAAGATCCAGAGGTTCCTGCTTGTGCATAAGGGTCATGCCCAATTATGTACATATTTTTTGGGGTAAGTTGCTCTTGATCTGTCTTAAATGGAGGTTCGTATATTACTACCGCACCTGTTACGTCGTCATCTTTTCTATGTGGGAATTTAGTAACTGGTTTAAATGGAGTGTTACCACGGAAATCTATCTTACCTTCAGAGTTATAATACAATTCTCCTGCTACTCCAATAGCATCTAAGTTGTTTGCTATCACTCTATTGTATTGTTCTTTTAGTGAAGTAACATCAAAAGTATTTCCAGTTACTTGAAGTGTAGCTTCTTGCGGAGTAAATGCATGTTCTGCCACATATTGGTCAAATGATTTAGCATCATTACCTTTTTTTTTCTTTTCTCTCTGCTCAAGTTCAAACTCAATTGCTAAGTTTATGTCACTATTTCCATCTTTATCAATAAACCCATCTAAGTTTTTATAAATAGGGTGAAAAAATCCACAATTAGTGCCAAGTGCTCCTGCATCCCACTCATTTTCAAATGCAAGACAATCATAAGCTTCAGGATGATAAAATAACTCCTCTAATCCTTCAAATCCAGGTCCTTCTTCCCCACCAGTACCAAATGCTACCATAGTTCCTAAAGTTTTAGATCCTTGTTTCATAGTTGGCATTGCTACTTCCCATGCTTTTAGTAATCCTGTAAAGGATCCTGCTTCTTCAAAAAAGATTAATTCCCCTGCTTTACCACGTACTTTGTCTGGATCATCTTTCAAACTTACTGCTAGTATTTGAGACTTAAAACCTAGCGTTACATCAGCTCCATTTACATTCTTTTTATATCCAGATTGTTTATGCATATCTGTATCCTTAATTCTAGGTTGAGTCCAAGCTGTATTGTCATCAATAAATGATAGAATATCCCATGTTTTAGACATAATACCATCCCCAATTAAGTACTGTTTATCTGATGCAAATACAAAGTTTTTAGAATTACGAAGATGATAGTAATTTCTTGCTAGCATTGCAGCGGCTTTGTACGAATAACCTTTACGTCTAGCTTTAAGTACTACAATATGTTTGTTGGTTTTCCTAGCTTTTTCTATTGCTTGAAAGTAATCGTAATCCCCATCATAAAATGCAGGGAAAGTTCTTTCACGTTGTGAGTATTCCTCGTTGGTTACTGGGTCAACAACATCTACTACTCTATCTATTACACAATAGTTTAGATAAAAGTAATGAAACCCTGTAATGTGGACCCCATTTACTTCGTATCCGTACAAACATCTATGCTTTTCTTCATCCCAAAATTCATAATACCGCTTTGAGTTTTTTATCTCATCGGTGTAAAAGCCTTTAGTTAGGTAACTTGTTGCTGCTGGGGAGAATAGGTGAGTATTTTTAAATGTCATTGTTACTATTCACTATACTTATTTGTTACGACACCCCCACGGTTTGGATTATCTTTTTCTGCTTGCCTTTTAACTAACTCTTCAAGTTTATCTAACCCTTCAACTACATCCCCCATCTTAGATAAGTTAGCAACCAAGTCTTTTGCCTGGTAAATCAATCGTCCATTCTCATCCATCTCTGTTAGATCAATAGTTGCAAAATACTTTTCTAATTTAGTTACTGAAATACGTGCAGCTTTAAGAAGTTTAATAGCATGTGTTTCAGATAACTCTTTATACTTAAGCATTCCTGCTTGAAGTTTTGGGGTGATACTGATATTAAAATCTTTAATAAGTATTTCCTGTCTTTCGTTTTCTTCATATGTAGCATAACTAGATCTGTGGTCCACAAAATGATACAAGAAAGCTAATTCGTTTTTAGATAACTTGCTAAACTCTGGAATTAGCAATGCATATGGAGATGGGAGTACTACGTTCTCACTTATTGTAAGTAAATCTTTCATATAGTTTTTTGTTTTTCTAATTTACGCCTAGTTTTCTCATTAATATGAGCTATTCTTCCTTTTTTTGCATGAAATTTTCCAAAATAAGGTAGTCTAATTGACTGAAAACCAGGCTCTTTCATTATTTCAGCTACAAACTTAAATTGATGAAACACAATTTCTTCTATAGTATGTAAAGGTAGATTATACTTTGTCGCTAGTTGGATTATTATCTTCTTTTCTTTTTTCATTAGGTTTAGTTAATGTAATCTTTTTACCTGTAGAACCGATAACAGTTTTAGGCCATTTATTAAGAGGACATACTGCTGTTTGTCTTTTAGCTTTTATTCCCATTGGGCATCCACATTCTGAACATCTAAAAGATTCTGTAATAGATGGGCAATTACTACATATTTCTATACGCTCTTTGTATTCAGCAGATGGAGTAGGAGGACACCCTTCTTTAATATAATCCCATGTATCTACAGAATAATTTTTAATCATCTGTAATATGCTGGGTTTGATCTTGTTGCTCATGTTCTTCTATTTCTATTGCGATTAATTTACCTTTACTGTCTTGTATTGTAGCTATGTAATATGGAGATTTATCAAACATCCATATTACTTTATTATCATACCTCATCAGCTATTATTGCTATTATTCTATTCTGTTTAATTAGCATTGGATTAAGTTTATAGTTAGCTTTATCTTTGATAATAGCTTTTTTATCCTTAAGCCTTTTTACATAATTGTTGAGAGTATTGTGATCTTTAATTTCTAATATTTCAGCTATCTTCTTTTTATTAGATGCAGAACATAAATTATTATCTGTATCTTGGTTATCAACTAAAGCTGCAAGAACTTTAAGTTCATTTTCTGTTAGCTTAAATAACCCATTAAAAAAAGACAAATACTTGAATGTAGTTTGTGCTTTAATCTTGATCGGTTTCATTTGAGTTTAAATTTAAAAGTTCTATTTTAGCTCGCCCATCTATTAATCTAATTCTGCATGTTTTAGCATGGTTATTAAACTCAGTTAAATATTCTTCAATGTTCTCTCTAGTACATAGAAAAGATAAGAATACTTCTAACTCTTTTGCAGATTTGACTAAGGCTTGCTTTGTATCTTTTACGAAGAGTTCTTGATTGCGTAACTCATCGTAATCTTTCAACGAAATTGTTACTGTACCATCCATGTTATTATAGATTAGTTGGCCCTTCTAATTTAGAATTATTTGGAACTACCCCAAGAATCATAAACTCGTTAACTGCTGCGTATTTCTTTCCATCAACTTCAAAGAAAAATCCTTCAGCTGTTGGGTGAACTAATACTTCATCCCCTACTTTAATTTGTGTACATTGTGGACCACATGCTACGACTGTAGATGTAGGTTTCTTTGCAGCCATAGCAGCCCCTTCTGATAATAAGATTCCGCTATCTGTTTGAGTTACTGACGGATCTGGAACGACTACCCAATCACGAGTAGGATTAAAATTAATTGCATTCATATTAGTTGTGTTATGACTGCAAATATAAGTAAATCTTTTACATAACAAAAAACTTTAGAACAATAATTGTACTGGTAACTACAGTAGCAATTTGAAATGCTCTAAGTCTATTAGTTTTAATTTCTAAATCTCTTTGAAGTTTCCCAATTTCAAAATTTTGATTATCAACTTTTTTAGATAAACTTAAAACTTTATCTTTAAGCTTTTCATTTGAATCCATTAAAGATTGGGTTAGTCTAAAACTTTCCATGAGTTTATTATTTAAATAGTTAATTTCATTATCTCTTGCTTCAATCTCTAGATACAATATTGTTTTATCTTCAAGTGCTTGTAATATTTTATCTTCTTGAGATTTA